AAGAAAGACTTTCCCAAAATACAGGCACACCCATATCTACATGATCCCAAAATTAGATTAAATAAACATAAATATAGGTCAGATGATTTTACTACAGAGCATGCTGGACTTCATATTTTGTTTGCTGGATGCTCTAATACTTTTGGGGATGGTTTAGAAGAGCATGAGATTTGGGCAAAAAGACTTTATGACAAAATTCATCACAAAGAAAATACTTCTGGATTTTTTAATATAGGTGCACCTGGATTAGGCATTCTTGCTATTGTTTTTAATATTTATAAATATATTGAATCATTTGGCAAACCAAATGTAATCTTTATTAATTTCCCAGTATCAAGAAGATTCCTTTCATTTGATACAACAATACAAAAACATATTTATGTTAATATTCATGAGCCAGAAGAAATCTCAGAAGAACTCTGGCATACGATTCCATTAATAGAATATCAATATATTTTTATGCTAGAAAGATATTGTAAGTCAAATAATATTAATTTAATTTATGGCACATGGGCACCTCGTTCTAATTTTAATCATTATCAAGATTTAAACTGTTATGTCAATATTCTAGACGATGACATGGTTGCCAAATATGTAATAGAAAATCCAGATGATGAATATGCAATGAATGCTAGAGATGGCCATCATTATGGAAATGGATACCACACGGTATGGGCCGAAATAATGTATAATAGATATATGGAAAAGAGTTCAAAGTGACAGCAGAAGAAGATCTGGTCAAGCATTTAGATCAAGTCAATGATGTAGTTTCTGAGTACCTAAAGGGAAATGATCCAACACAAATTTCTAAAGACTTGGCTATTCCACGCACACGGGTAGTTGCGTACATTGATGAATGGAAGCAAATGGCTTCTGATAATGCTGTCATCAGAGCAAGAGCAAAAGAAGCATTGGTAGGTGCTGATGCACATTATAGTAAATTGATAACAAAATCATATGAAGTTATTGATGAAGCGTCTATGACTAATAATCTTGGAGCAAAAACCGCAGCCATTAAACTTGTTATGGATATCGAATCTAAGCGTATTGATATGCTACAAAAAGCAGGACTACTTGAAAATAAGGAACTTGCAGAAGAAATGGTTGAGATTGAAAGACGACAGGAAATCCTTGTTGGAATTCTAAAAGATATTGCATCTGAGTATCCAGAGGTTCGTGATGATATTATGCGTAGGTTATCTGCTATTGCAAAAGAAAATGAAGTGATTACGGTGGTTAATGGAGTTCAATGATTTTTTATTGGCACTTCAAGACGATCATTTTGAAGAAGTACCAGTAGATGTAAAAACATTTGTAGAGTCACCAGACTATCTTGCACAACCTGGATTATCAGATATTCAGTATGATATCGTGCAAGCAATGAGCCAGGTTTATAAAAAAGAAGATTTGATGTCCTTGCTTGGTGAAGAAGAAGGTGCACGTTATTATGATAAGTATACAAAAAATGAAATTATTCTACAACTAGGAAAAGGCTCTGGTAAGGATTTTACTTCTACAGTTGGTTGTGCTTATACTGTTTATAAGTTGCTCTGCCTTAAAGATCCAGCACGGTACTATGGAAAACCTTCTGGAGATGCCATCGATATTATTAACGTTGCTATTAACGCTCAACAGGCTAAGAACGTTTTCTTTAAAGGCTTTAAAACAAAGATTGAAAAGTCTCCATGGTTTGCTGGTAAGTTTAATGCAAAGGCAGACTCTATTGAATTTGACAAATCTATTACAGTTTACTCAGGTCACTCAGAACGTGAATCACATGAGGGTTTGAACCTTATTATGGCAGTGCTTGATGAGATTTCTGGTTTTGCTCAGGAGATTGGAACGGGTAACGATCAAGGTAAGACTGCAGATAATATCTATAAAGCATTCCGTGCTTCTGTGGATTCTCGTTTTCCAGATTTGGGAAAGGTAGCCCTATTGTCATTTCCAAGATATCAGGGAGACTTTATTTCTGAAAGATATGATGCTGTAATTGCTGATAAAGAAACGATAACTAAGACACATAGATTTATTATTAATCCACTTTTGCCAGAAGATGATCCAGAGAATTGGTTTGAAATTTCATGGGATGAAGATCACATCAAATCATACAGATATCCTGGTGTGTTTGCTCTTAAGAGACCAACATGGGAAGTCAACCCCACAAGAAAAGTTGATGATTTTAAAATTGCATTCTTAACTGACATGGGTGATGCAATGCAACGTTTTGCTTGCGTACCAACTTTTGCTTCTGACGCATTCTTCAAACAGGCAGACAAAGTTAGAGCATGTATGACAGCACGAAATCCATTAGATCAATTTAGAAGATTTGAAGAAACATTTGTTCCAGATCCAAATAAAATTTATTATGTACATGCTGACCTTGCACAAAAGCATGACAAGTGTGCGGTTGCTATTGCACACGTGGAAAAGTGGGTAAATGTGCAGGTATTAAAAGATTACCAGCAGGTATCTCCAATAGTAATTGTAGATGCCGTAGCATGGTGGGAACCAAAGGTAGAAGGTCCAGTGAATCTTTCAGAGGTAAAACAATGGATACAAAACCTTCGAAGACTTGGTTTTAATATTGGATTGGTATCGTTTGACCGTTGGCAATCGTTCGATATTCAAAATGAACTCCAATCCGTAGGAATGAGAACTGATACTGTTTCTGTTGCTAAGAAACATTATGAGGATATGGCCATGCTAGTTTACGAAGAGCGACTAGTTATGCCAGCAATTGAACTATTGTTCAATGAGTTAACAGAACTCAAAATCATGAAAAATGATAAAGTTGATCACCCCCGTAAAAAATCTAAGGATTTGGCAGATGCTGTCTGTGGTGCTATTTTTGGAGCAATCTCCTATACCCCAAAATATCAAGATGTGGTTGTAGAGATTCACACCTTCAAAGATAGACCCAAAGTTGACAAGCAGCCAGATGGTGTGATACAATTTAAACCTACTCGTAAAGATTCAGACATCGATAATGATGATGATTTTATGGATAGATTAAAAACAATATAAATATAAATATAAGGAGAAATGAATGAATTCATTTAAGAAAATCGCCCTAGCCGTGGTTGCAGCCATGACTACCGCAACAATCGTGGCAACGCCTGCAAGTGCTGCCGTAATGACAGTCGCTGTATCACTTGACGGAACTGCTAATACAACAGCATCCGCACTTGCTACGCCTGCATCATTGCCAGTCCCAGCAGATAACACAGTTGATGCTGCTGATGCACTAAAGTTTGTTGCAACAGTTGATACAGGAACAAACGTTTCTGTTGTAGCAACAAATGCAACAATCGTATCAGCACTACACACATCTGCTGCACCAGTATCTGCATCTTCAGGATCATCATCTTTGACGATTGCAACTGGAACAGGAACAACCGCAACATTTTATGTCTATACAAAGACAACAGCAATTGGAACAGTTGCTATTACAAATGGCGGAACAACACTAACATATTATGTACAGGGAACTGCTGGTAAGATTAATACCATTGCACTTTCATCTGCTGATGCTGGAACAACCTCAAGCGTTGTAACTGCAACAGTAACCGCAACAGACGTATTTGGTAACAAGGTATCAGGTAAGGGTCTAACAGCACTTGTTGTTGGTGGAACTCTTGATACAACAACCGCTACAACTGGCGCAACTTTGTCTAACTTTGGTCAGGCAGAATTTAAGGTAACACTTCCAGCAACTGGTTCTTCAACCATTGTTGTTTCTGTTACAAATTCATCTGATGTTGCAACTGCAGTAGCAGGATTCAACACAGTTACTTCAAGCGTAGTTAAGACAATCACAGTTCGTGATCTTTTGTCTGAACTTGCAGCACAAAAGGCTATCGCAGATGCAGCAGTTGCTGCTAAGGCTGTAGCAGATGCTGCTCTTGCAAATGAAGTTGCTGCACATGCTGCAACAAAGGCTTCATCTACAAAGGCACTTGCAGATGCAAAGGCTGCTTCAGATTCAGCAACAGCAGTTGCAATTGCTGCTAAGGATGCTGAAATTGCAAAATTGAAGGCAGACAATGCTGCTGCTCTTGCTGCAATTAAGAAGGCATTCAACGATCTTGCTAAGAAGTGGAATGCAAAGAATCCAAAGGCAAAGGTTACACTAGTTAAGTAATTAACTTATAAATTAGAGGGTCAGTTATATACTGGCCCTCTTTTTTTGCAATAAAATGGTATAATCATCCTATCAGACATTCGTCTGCAAGGGGGAAGGCAAATAAAACGATTAATACGCATAGCAACAGCCACCATATTAGCCTTTGGATGGCTTTTAATAGCCCCTACAGACGCTAATTCAGACGACCCTATATCAGTTGCTGCACAAGAAATAACAAAACTTAATAACAGCGTTGATGACTTAAACTATCAGACTGATTTTGTAAACCTAATAGATATAGCAGAAAATAAATATGATGCTGCCGTATCAGCACGAGACTCAAGAGATGCAGCAAACCAAGCCTATGAAGAT